AATTCAGCCAGAACAACCCTCTTCCTAGCTCCATGGCCCTTAGGCAAAGTCAAATAGGTTTCAATAAACCTGATTGCTCTTTCAGCACGGTCAGTTTCACTCCATTTGACCCATGGGCCATCAGTAGTGTCGTTAACCTTTTTGACTTTGTTTCTAGGGGCCATGTTCTAAGCGGAAAGATGGGGGACGGCGGGTTCTGGAGGGTGGATTCCTAAAGTTTTTCAGGACCAAAGTCAAGGTAATGAACCGTGAAAGTAATTACCCCCTCTGGAATTACCTCTCCAACCACGTCTGTCGTCTCTACAGACATACTCAAGCTAGTTACCTCTTTTGGGGCGACTCCCATAAGCCCTAGAAGTGCATTGACTGCATCCTGTCTTTCTAATTGCCGTTCCTGCATTGACTTATTATTGCGCATTCTGTTCTCCTTTATACTCTTACTAATAGTTGGGGTATTACATAACCAAGAGGGGCGGACATTACTATAATGATGGCCCACTTCAGTGGTATTACTACTTGCTTGTTTAGTGTGCTCTTTACTGTGTTCATTCTTTATCTCTTAATTAGTTGGTTGAATCTTAATGCCAACCCATGTTCTGAAGATGGCTACTGGACTTGTTGCATCATCGTTATAGAAGTGCAGGAAGTCCCATCCATCTGTTCTGTGTACCTTCCAGTTCTTGGCTACTACAGCAGATGTAGAGCCGTCTGGGAGGATTACTATGAATCGCTTCATGCTTGTTCCTTTGCTTCCCATGCAGTCACAAACTCTTGTAACGCCTTCATCAACTCTGGACTTGCCTTGTCACGATGGACAATAACTACACTGTCTCCACCCATTAACGACTGTAGGACCTTAAAGTACGAGTTCTTCTCAAACTCGTTATACACAGTGAATGTAAGGTTGAAGGTATATTGCCTATTCTCTTCACTATGCATGTATACCCTCTGATCTTGATTCTCCAGAATCGTTAAGTCGTGTCTCATTCCTTCTCCATCTCTTTATTGTGTTTGCTTGAATTATGTGCCCTGCACAAATAGCGCAGGTTATCTAAATCGTTTGTGCCTCCCTTACTCAATGGGAGGATATGATCTAGCGTTATATCTTCTGTGGTGCCACATACTTCACATTCCCCCACTCTAGGAATAGAGCGATAAATGGGGTCCTTATATGCCTGCCTTCCAGGACGTGCATTCCTCTCTGCCTGATAGATGGATTCGCATCTAGGGCATCTTGTCCTAGTAGTTAATCCGGGGCAGCGAGGGGTGATACAGGTTTTTGGAGGGCTCATTCAGAGAACTCCCGCAAATAACTAAGTGCTGCCGTGATAATTGCAGGATCATCTTTGAAAGAACCAAGGGCAGTATTGCAAGAGAAACACAAGAGCCCCCTTATCTTCCCTGTTTCATGACAGTGGTCAATGGCTAATCGCTTAATAGCCCCGCGCAGCATTAAAGATTCAGGTTGATTACAGATGGCACACACTCCATTCTGATCAGCGTACATTGCATCGTACTCTTCAATAGTAATGCCGTACTTCCTATACATCTTAGCGCGCATTACTTGTTCCTTCATCTTTTCCTTATTGGCTTGGTAATACGCTGCCTTCTCTTCTGACCTCTTAGGCATTTAGCTTCCTGAGTGTTGATGGCCATTCTTCTCTAGGGCGCCTATTGAGGACTTGTTCCCTTCTCGTGGCCCATCTGACATTTCCTGGCTCATAGTTGCCATTGTTATCAATACGATCAATTGTGAGTTTAGGATCAGGACGGGGGCCGATATGAGCAAGGAACGCCTTGAAGTCGTGCCTCCACTCATCACAAACCGTAATGCCTCTTCCTCCATAGAGTTCATATGCAGGAACGTTCTTGTTATAGCAACGGTTCTTCATGTCACACCATGCCCGATATTCGGGAGTGATCCACTTTCGTAGATACGCTTTTACCTTGCTCTTGTTCTTTTCTTGCCAAGCCCTGACTCTAATAATTTCACAAGGCTTACATTTGCCTTGGCGACCAAAGGAGCCTGTTCCCTTATAAAACTCACTGAGCCATTTTGATTGGCCACATTCACTGCATGTCTTAGTTACATAGAATCGCATATCTATCTCCTGAATAGATTGTGTTCACCTATTAAGGGACGATCTATTAACTAAGTTAGTATCGCTTCTTCCATTTATCAGTGCCATTCTCAACCGAGTTCCGAGGAAAGCCCACTCTGGCTCTTCTGCGTTTTACTGCCTCTTCCAAAAGAGCAAGCTCTTCTTTAGTTGCTTGCCTGATATTCACTTCACTTCCAAGTTCATCTCTCTTTCTGCTCCAATCAGTCATATACATTCCCATTACTTTCCCCTCCACTGTTCTCTTTAGGGCAGACTTCTCCCTAGGAATAGGAAGAAGCCTTTGAACCGTTCTCTTTGAGGTTCAGACTCCAACAGGTGTTTGTCGCATTACTGCCAAGCTCTCGCTCGTCCCAGGTGACGTGTTCACCTAACCTGTTGATTAACTCCCCCTCTTGCGAGGCACGTAAGGGTTTCACTTACAATGTGGGAATCTTAAGGGACTAGGGGTTTTAACCCTACCTCTCCACTTTTGAGATATGTGCCCTAGTCCTGGTGGGAGAGAGGTTACCGGCTAGGTGATGTTTTATTGTCTGCACCTATTGTCTAGCTGAGTTAACAGAAAAGTTAGGGTGTCTGGGAAAGTTTCTTTGCAGCCCTGATTTCTCGCATTTTCATTGCTACAGCTTCACGGCACCATGTCTGCCCAGGATCAGTAAACTTCTTTAATGGGTGATGAGTCTGATGGCCTCCACACCACTTATTCTCTGAGTCACAAAGCTGGCAGTTTCTCTTGAGGTGATATTTCTTCATCTTAGGTACCTTCTTTTTCTCAAATGTCGTCAGGTTAATAGTCGTTCAAACTGCATATCTACTCCTGACTGGAACCCCCTAGGTGGATTGACCATCTGCCTAGGGGGTTTTCTTATGCCGTTAACCCTTACTTGTTAGGAAACTCGTTCTATTAAGGGTTAAGGAATTCCATTGACCGTCATCTGATAGACCGTTAGTGTGAACTCTGCTTCATCAATCAGAGAACAAGGAATAGATATGATCAAAAAGACATTGGCAGTGTGTTTGGCAGCAGGAGCCTTTGCATTTGCTGGTTGCGGCTCTAGTAATGATTCTGAGCCGCCTAAGGCCCAGAGCACTCCCTACAGCATGGAAGAAACTCAGAGGCTTGTGGACAAAGTGAACCTGATTTCCGATGGCATCAACGACGTGAAGTCAATGGTTCTGGCACCAGACAAGGTAAGAGCAGCAGTAGCAGCCCATCCCAAGGCTGCCCCTTGTGTGAAGAAGCTTTCCCTGGACAAGGCTCAGTGGGTTGAGGACATGTCAGAGACTCTTAGTGAGACTCCTGAGCTTGACGAGAGGGCCGACCGCATCAATCGAGACAACGGGGCTTGCAAGGAACGAGTTGGCTTCAAGGGCAAGGATGACCCTGGCTATCGTCCGAAGGACTGATTAGACTGCCCCAAACGTCTTAGGAGGCTTCATGGCCAAACCATCGGCAAAAGACCTAGAGGCACTTTGGGAAGCCTCTGAGGGCATCCTTCAGCTTGAGAAGCAGTACCGCTCCCTGAAGGCACGTCTGGACTCTGTGGGGCAGAAGCTCCAAGAGGCCAGGGAAGAGGTTAAGCCCATCATCGAGAAGTTGGGCGAAGATCGCTTCGGCCTGCTTGGTGAGACTGTCGCCATGGCCAAGACAGTCATTGGGGAGGATGAGACAAGGGCTCCCCGTGGCGAGCTTCAGCCAGCCATTCTCGAAGTTGTGGAGAACGCTGAGGAAGGGCTGACCATGGCAGCCATCATTGCGGGAGTCTCAGATCGTTTGGGCCGTCCTGCTTCTGAGGGCTCTGTCCGGCAAGCAGTCTCCGGCATGGTCAAGAACAAGGCCATCAGGAGGACTGGCACCCGACGGAACTCCCTCTACTGGCCTGCCAAGGAAGGGGAGGTGACCATCAGGCCGGGAGAGGAACTGGACAAGGAAGCTCAGCAGCGAATCGCTGAACTCCGCACTGAAGGGGCCTGAGAGCCAATCTGAGCCATTTCCAGCGCTCAGGAGGGGTAGGACATGGGGGGCCGGAAACGGCCCCTCTCTCGTTCTCCCGCAAGATCCCCGCAAGGTCCCCGCTGCTCCCACAAGGTCTGGAGAGGTTCCCGCAAGGTTTCTGGCCAATATCGCCAGCAGCGTGAGGGCAAAGAAAAAGCCCTCATTTGGAGGGCTTTTCCAGAGCGGGCGACGGGATTCGAACCCGCGACCCCAAGCTTGGGAAGCAGATTAGCTAGAGGCTGAGAAGCCCTTAGCCGTGCGGGTTTCCTCTTCTGAGGAATTCTCCCGCAAGGTTCCCCGCAAGGTGTGTGCCTGAGCGAACCTGTCCAACTCGTCATCCCCGAGGATGTGGGAGTAGACACGCGCCGTGAAGTCTGGCTTGGCGTGCCTAAGCTGAGCCGCAACCACAGTGAGGGGAACCCCCTGGCTCAGAGCAATGGAGCCAGCGCTGTGCCTGAGGCCATGCAGGTTGGCCTTGTGCCTTCCCTGCCCGTCAACCAAGCCAGCCTTCTTCTCCAGCCTTGCCACAAGGTGGGAGATGGAGCTTGGGGACATGCAGCCCTGCCTTCCTGGCCAGACCCAATCTCCTTCCCTGCCCCCGCTCTCAAGCTGCCACTCCAAGAGCCTCTTCCTGAACTCGTCGGAGATGGCAACCCTTCCTACCTTGTTCATCTTGGGAAGCTGAATGTGCTTCCCATTGGAGTCCTGAAAGACGGAACGCCTAATCAGGATTCGGTTGCCCTGAATGTCCTGCCACTGAAGGCCAGCGATTTCCCCTCTTCTCAGTCCTGCCTCAAGGGCAGCCCTGATGATCGTTTCTTCCTTCAGGTTGCAGACAGAGAGAAGGTCAGCGGACTCCTGAAGCCCAATCACCCTGTCGGCAGCAGTGCGCTCCCTCACTGGCTTAGGAGGCAGCTTTACCCTCATGGCAGGGTTGGACTCAATAAGCCCTTCCTCCATGGCCTTGCCAAGCAGGGCTCTCAGAGTCTCGATGGCCAACTCAACTGCTCTCCGGCCTTCTCCGTCTGCCAGCAGGCCCAAGGCCCAACTGGTCACCTTCCTCCTAGAAATGTTTCCTAGGGCTTCCTGTGCAAAGTATGGGGCAATCCTGAGGCGATAGGCACGCTCCCTCACTCCGAAGGTGCCCCTCTTCCACAAGGACTCCCCGTCCTTGAACCAGGAACGAGCAAAGCTGTGAAGGGTCAGAACCTCTTCCTTGATGATCCTCCCGGCTGCCTGAAGTCGATGCTTCTCAGCCTTGGCTTCTGCCAAGGAACCCCTGACAGTCACCATCCTTGTAGTGCCCGGCTTGTCGCCAGGAACGCTGATGGAGAACGGGCACTGACAGCGCTTGGAAGAGCAGCCCACCTTGTGTGCCCGATAAATGCCAGGAAGGACTTTCTCCCTCTGGCCTCGCCTATCCATCTGGCCTCCTTCTTTGGTTGGAGGCCAATTATATGCCCTCTGTCAAGTCAATCCCTCCACCAGCCTTCTTTTAGATCAGTTGGCTTTAATTGCTCTGAGGGCATAGGACTGACTGCCTTCCTAGGGCTGGCATCACTTATATGCGGCTTCCTGGCAATACGCTGAAGCTCCCATGCCTCTAGATCCTCAAGCCTCGCCATCAGCTTTCCTCCAACAATAAAGCTGCCCGCTTCATGCATCACATTGCGGGCAGCCCTAGTGGAAATTCTATATCTCTCTCTCACATCTGGAACAGTCAGCAGCATGCTTCCATGATGAGGCTGGATCGGAGTGTTTGTCTAGAAGGTAGGCCCTACATCCTCAACCATGATCCAAGCAATAGCTGTTGAGTCAGCCTGAAGGAAACTGGAGCCTGTTCCAGATACCTGAGTTAAGCGTAATCGGTATGTGGTGGAAGAAGCAGCAGGAGCAACATCAAGAAAGACACCAGACAGAGGCTCATATCCGTTATTGGCTTTCACAGTATAGAGGATATTCTGCACGTTCACTGTGTTCTTGTTGATGGACAGAGCACTTAAACCATCGTTAACAGTTCTTCCACAATGAGCAAAGCAACTAATTCTAATGAGCCTGTTGGAATTCGGAGTTACAACCACACTCAGGTTATTGAGGTTGGTTCCTGATGTGATGCCGGTATGGTTGGCTGTAGCAAATACATAGCCAAATACACCTCCTGGCATCTTTGCATGATTTGCTGCTGTATAAACATCACCATCTGAAGCTGTTCCTGCATATGGAGTTCTAGAAGCCATTTAAATTCCTTCCTGATCTGCCCAATCGTCATATCTAGTTGTGTCTTGCAATATCCATATCGTCTGCCAGTTGTTTCCGGGACTCCACTGATGACTGATTCCCCGGATATAACAATCCCTCTCCACTGGATCACTCAATCCCTTAGGGGTATGGCTAACTGTGATCCTGTCGCCAAATTCTCTTTCCCACACCTGAGGGAATAGATTGTCTGGATCAGCCATGGGATTAATTACCAACCGATCGTATCTAGGTCTTGGGTCCTTGAGGACAAAGAGAATAAAGTCAGCAGTTTGCTGGCTCTGAAAGTCAGACTCATAAAGTAGGTCAGTTCTCTCATAAGTCCTAATTTGATATCTGGTCTGAGAATTAAAATCCTCAGCCACTTGTTGTTCCCCATCCACTCTTCCAATCCTTACCATATTTGTAATCGTGGTAAAGTCATATGGCCTCTCAACATCCACATATACCAGTTCTGTTCCATCATCAGAGAACGCGCCTTGTGGAGTAGTAGAACGAGTATCAGTAAAGATTGCTCCTACATCCCTAAAGACAACTCGTCCCTGGCCATCAATATAAAGCTCTCCAACCTCAGTGTCAGATACTAATTGCATCTCAGCCCATGCGGACTGAGAAAGTGTCGTTTCCTGCACAGTAATTGCACCAGTCTCAATTACTCTCATGGATTCAGGCCAGGACGCATTATCAAGAATCCTGTCGATTCTTGCCCCCGTCGTTTCACTAGCTCCCTGGGCCACCCTGGCAGGCCCATTAAAGTTGCTCAGAACTGAAATAGCATCAGTGGCAGTCACGCTTACCACTGCATCATGGTTCTTCATTGGGAATGCTAATCCCCAATTGTCGATATACCCTCTCCATAGATGCACTTCAGGATCAGAGTCTACTCTTACTCTAATTGGCTTCATGGGAAGCACTTGGGTTCCATAGTCATCTACGTATGGCCCTTCGAGATTGAGAGGATCAAAACGGGCATCGGAATTATCAAGAGTGATTGAGAGCGAACCAGCATCAGCCCTCATCCAGATATCCCTAACTGAGTTCATGCCTCTGAAGGTGCTTGCCTCTCTGACCCATGGAGTTACATCGGTCCAAGCCAGGGTTCCTCTAAAAGCATCAGTTCCAAACTGGCCCTCGCCAAACGTCATGGAGTCTTCCACACCAAAGGCAATTTCGATCACAACGTCATTAATGTTACTCATATTGCAATCCTGGGAATAGGTCCATTAACTCTCACATAGTCCTTGAGAGCATTGGCAACAGCGGTCGCTGTGCCTCTTGGGTCAAGGCTTCCTCTTGCATCGATATTAAAGATGACATTCTTCCCCTGACCCATCTTGTTTCGAGGCACCACATATTCACCAGCTTGGAGAATTGCTGGCACTTCTGAGCCAGGTAAGCCAGGGACAAGCCCTCCCTGATGGAACTTAGGCTTCTTTGCCTTCCATGCGTCTCTAGCCTTCTCAGCAGCATTAATGGCCTTCTGCTCAGCAGCAGTGATTGTCTTGCCCTTAGGGCCATCAGGGTCAACAGCATCCCTCTTAACTGCACTCAAGTCTCTGTTCAGATCATCAAGCTTCTGCTGCCACGCTCCAAGTCTTTGCTGGAAGTCTGCCTTCATAACTGCTGTTGGGTTGACCAGTTCTGAGATAGGGCCAGCCTTAGGGCCATTGGCAATAAAGCCAGCTTGAGTTAAGAGGGAAGTCAGACTATTGCTCAAGCCAATAGCACCCTCTTTACCCAAGTTTGCTACTACCTCATCAAAGGTAGCTCCCACACTTTGGAACAGGCCAATTACATTATTGGTGAACTCACCAACGCTGATTTCCCCTCTGCTTAGTTCTCCCGTTAAGTTGGTGATAGCAGTATCAAACCCTAGGCTTGAGTTCTCCACATCATCCTGAATCTGTGCCTGCTGATCTGAAAGCCATGTCTGCAAGTCTCCTGCTCGCTGCTGGAGAATGAAGAGAAGTTTGTTGCTTTGTGCCTCTGCCAACTCTTCAGGAGTAGTGGCATTGCGGATTGCGTCATCAAGGCTCTTAACAGTCTTTGCCAGGTTAATGCCTTCAATCTGCGCATTCAGTTGATTGAGAAGCTGAGCCTGAGGACTATTAGCTAAGTCACCACTCAGCTTGGCTCCGCGTGCTGTGAAGAAGCTTCCCATCGTGCCGCTGATTGTGCTGGCTAGACTGCTGAGTTGATTCTTGGCTGAGTCAATGGCTTCTCGAACCACTTGCCTCAAGTGCTGCTTAACAAACTTGCCACCCTTCATGACTCCTTCGGCAATACCTTGAGGAATTGGAAAACCAAGCTCTCGTTCTGCCCTCTTTGAAGGGCTGTGGATTTCCCAGAAGTCCTTAGCTTCCTTCTCAGCCTGTCGCTGAGACTCCCTCATAGCTGCATTCAAGGCAGGCTGGTTCCGCTGGATTCCAGCAATCTGACCCCTGATGTAATTAGAACCTATTGAGTCTCCTGCCTTCTGGGCATCATCAGCACCTTCATGCATCGTGAGGGTGATGTTATCCACTTCAGTCTTAGTCTCTTTAGCTGCCTCTCTAAGTTCCTTATTGGCAGTCCTTCGGACACCTCGAATAACAAAGGCATATTCCTTGGCAGCCTTGCCACCCTCAATGTTTAGGTTCTGAGCAGCCTTAGAAATCTTGTTTAGTCCTGGCACAACCTCTTCAGCCGTATCAGCGTGCTCCCTCTTAAGGAGTCCAAGCCAATCAAGGATTTGCTTAAGGCCATCGACAAAGGCACTGAGAACGCCCACAGCAAGATCAATGGCATCATGCACTACTTCGAAGGACTTCTTCACAATACTTCGAAATGTCTCGGACTTCTTATATGCAGTTACTAGACCGGCAGCCAAGAGGGCAACAGCAGTTACCACAATGCCGATAACGTTAGCTCTCATGGCAACATTAAGTCCTGTCTGAGCAGTTGCAGCAGCAGTAGTAGTTGTTGCCTGCACAGCAGTCTGCCTGATGAATAGCGATTGAACTGCCTTAGCGACACCAAGGGTTGCAGCCCATGCCTTAGTAGAAGCAGAGACAGTAAGGACCACAGCAGACAAAGTTCCAATGGCACCAATAGCAATCTTGGTAATGGTGGTGTGGTTAGTCATGAAGCCAGTGAGGGAGCTAAGAACACTTATCCCCATCTGGAAGGCAGGAAGCAGGCTCACCATGATTGAGCCAGCTAAGTTATTGAAGCTCTCCCTAGCAATGGCAATTTGGCCAGGAAGGGTTTTACCTATGGCTTCAGCACTTCCACCAAACTGAGAGTTCAGTTCCTGAAGAATAATCTTCTGGGCTCCCATGGTGTTGCCAGATTCCACCATTGCCTTGATTTGATCCTTCTGCACTTGAGTAAACTGAATTCCCACTCTGCTCAAAGCAGTTAGGCCCTTGATTGGATCATTAAGAGCCTTACCTACAAGGATGTTTGCTGACTTCAAATCAGTCTTCATGGCTACAGATAGATCAAGAGCAGCCACCGTTGCCTGATCAAAGATCTTATTGCCCTTGCCAGCTTCATTCCTGATGTTCTTGAAGGTAAGGAGGACATTGGCACCAGACTGGATTAACTCATCATCAATGCCACTCTTTCTCATGAGAGAACCAGAGAGGTCATTAACGTGCTCTGCCGTTACCCTTGCAACTCCACCAGTGGACTTCAGAACAGCATTGGTCTGAGCGGCAACCTTCTGCCCCTCCATCATTTCCCCAAAGCCAATCTTGGCAGCAACCCCTAGGCCAGTAAGAGCCGCTGTAGCACCAGCAATAAGAGCAACCTTGCCCAGACTCTTAACGCTCTTGCCAACAGCCTGAGTGTCCTTCCCAACACTCTTCATGGCACGCTGAAGGTTGCTGGTATTAGCAGCGAATATGACTTCTACAAAGTTCTTGGCAGCCATTGCTATTTCACGTCCAATCCAGATTCCTCAATTAGCTTTGTGAGTCCCTTGCCCATTTCGTTGTAGAACCATGCACGTCTTCTATCGAAGGTTGGATAGAGATATCTGCCGTTCTTGAAGAAGGCACGCTTGACACTGTTACTGCGTCCTACTGAGCCACCGAAATCCAACCACGGATAATAGGGGGCCTTATTGCCCCCTGCTCTAATCCTGGCTTCCCTTTGTGTAGAGCGGTTCTTGACAGAGGCTCTAGCACTTCCAGAGTCCATAGGCACAAGCCTCTGAACACCCTCAGAGATAACTTCAACTGACTTATTGAGAACCAGACGGAGCTTCTTTTGGCTCTGCCCGTCAATTGCTTTCAGGGAACGCTGAAGCTCCGCTAGTCCTCTAATCTCAATCGCACCTTTAGCTACGGCCATGAAGCTTCTCCATTAGGTAGGTATATGCAGCCAGGACCGTTTCAGGACTTGATACTCTTTGGCCTTCTCTTTATCTCTTGGCATGAAGGGCTTCCATTTCGGTTCGATATCTATAGAAGGCTCTCCAAGCGACTATCTCGCTATATGGAAGCTCATCAATCTCTTGCAGTGACTTCCCTAGCTTCTCAGCCAATATGAAGGGCAGGGGGTCAATCTCATCCATCATTAGCCCCCGCTCTATTTTTTTTGGCTGTCCTCTCGTAGACCAGAGATGACAAGAATCTTGTCGAGAATAAATGCCACGGCATCACTAGGAGTCTCGTTGTACCAAGCTTCAACCTCTTCCATTGAAGCTCCTAGAACAGCACTGATGGCCCACTTCTCTGCATCAGATTCATTCTCATATGAGCCAAGCTTCTGAACATCAGCACGTGAAAGTGACCTTAGTTCTACGGTCTGGCCATCAGGCAACTCGACCGTTTCCTTCTTTAATGCAATCTTTGGTAGTCCCATTGTCTTTCCTTATTTAGAATGTGTCTTTGGTTACTTCTCCTGTCACCTGCAAGTCAGCAGTGAATGCCACAACATCTCCAACAGGAGCGGTCATATTGTAGGAAGTGACATAGGCACTTCCTGAGTAGCGCACATCTCCTGATCCATTTCCTTCTGGACCGAAGATGAATGCTGTTGCGTTCTCTGAGCCCACATAGCTATTTAGAACAGCGTCAGGACCAGCAGTGCCAGCAGTCGTGAGTGTGACTGCATATGAACCGCCTCCGGTTAATGGAGAGGTTCCAGCCGCAACAGTGATAAGTGGAACATCGGTACCTGCATATACCCCACCAAAGGTGATGACGATAGGATCATCTGGCAAGTCTCCACCTGTAACAGCTACATCACCTGAAGCAATATTACTTAGTGCCTCTAGGGCTGTCTCGATGGTGGCAGCATCATCATCATAATCTAGGTCAGAAGTGGTCTGGCCATCAAATGACAACTTATACTGTCCACCATCGACCGTGCCTGTAACATCGAGGGTTTGCACCTCATTCACAATGAGTGTTGAATCATACTTACCACTCAAGGAAAGAGTGGTATCAGTCAGAGCACTTACATAGGTCTTGGCTTCATTGCCCATGGTAGAACTCTCTGCTGTATCAGCAGTCCTGTTGAGGTCAACACCATCAAGGTATGAAGTAAGCTCAGTTGTGCCAAGCTTGAAGTAGGAATCTTTTCCATGGACGAAGCTCATTGTTACTCCTAAGCTGAGAAGGTTCCCTTGGTGATTGCGCCAGAGCACTGGAAGTCAGCCGTGAAGCTAACTACATCACCAACAGGAGCACTTACATTGTATGAGGTTAGGAAGCAGTTGCCTGAATACTTGACCTTGCCATTGGCATTACCTTCAGGGCCATATTCAAATGCTACTGCTGTCTCGCCACCAACTAGGCCAGCTAAGACAGCATCAGGACCAGTTGAAGCGGTTGAGTCATACTTACCAGCAATGCTGATGGTTGCATCTGATAGGCCAGAGATGTAGGTCTTTGCCTCCACACCCATGGTTGATGTTTCAGCCATATCGACTGATTGATTAAGGTCAGCAGAATCAATGTAGGTTGTGAGGTTGTCACTATCTACACTGAAATAGCTGTCCTTACCGTGAACAAAGCTCATTTCAATCCTCCATTGGTAAGCCACTCTAGGGCTTTGCTAACTAGAGTGGGATTATCATTAAGTTGGCCAATTGCAACATTACATCTTCGGCATAAGGCCCCCCTGATCCGGCCTGTCTCATGACAGTGATCAATAACCAAATCAAGATGCGTGCCGCAAATGCCACAACCTAGACTCAGATATTGATTCACTTCGTCCAAGGTCAAACCGTACTTGTGGCGATACTGATACTCCCTCGCCTTCTCTGGATTAGCCAGAGTCCGCTTCCTTCTAACTACCCTCTCACACTCTCTGCACTTATATTGAAGCCCATCGTTGTTTTGGTTGCTCTTATTGAACTCATCAAGAGGCTTCAACTGCCGACAGTCATTACATTGCTTCATGCGTACACCTCGACAGTGAAAGTTGCAGCGAGATAGTCAACGCTTGCAAAACTCCACACTTCTGCTTTGGCCTCCATGACCCTTACGGTCATAGCGACCCCACCCAATGAGGGATCATCCTCAATTGCTGCTTTCACACTGTTTGCGTGAGACAGGCTCATATAGCTGACTAGTGCATCTCGTGCCGATTCAGCATCAACTAACGAGATAAATGCATGAACCTCAGTCTCTATCCGGTTCGAACCCCTAGCCATTGTCGAGTCGTATTCGACAGTTGAAGGCCAATCCACGACAGCAGCAGGTACCGGAATATCGTCAGGCAGATAGTCCAGGACGTTAAGGCCGCTGATAGTGGCTAGGCGGACTCCTAAGCCATCTAGAACCGCTCCTAGGTCCATTGGCATCAGACCACCCCCCATGGCCTTACAAGGCCGCTCAGGAGCATCTGTGCATCTGCATCCAGCTTGGCCAGCAAGCGGACTTCGCTGCCTGACTCAGGAGAGCCAGCGACACCGAAGGGAGCACCCTTTCGCTTGAGCAAACGATTGGCTTGCATCAAGCAGGCTTGCTTTACCAGGGCCGGAACATCAGTCCATCCCCACTTAGCAGTTATCTCAATTGCCCCTGCCCTAGCAGGCAGTGAGAAGCTAGAGCCGCTGACCCCTTCAATCATGGTCCACGGTCGCCCATCGGCAACAGCGTTAATAGGACGCAACACAAAGTCTGTATTGAGAACAAGAGTGTTGCTGTAACTTCCGCCGTCCTGATCATTTGTTTTGACCACCAGACCAGTTGTGCTCATAAGGTCTTCAATGACCGTTATGTAGCGTCCTTGTCTTCGGTTGTAATAACTCTCAAAGTACCTAGGAGCGGCAGCAGAGAGAACCCCAAACTGCCGCTCACAATAGGTGTCGATGGCACGGCTAGCAGCAGAGATGGCAAAACCAATCTCTGCGTCGCTAGTGTTATTCGTGATTGTCGCATAGTGCTTTAGTTCATCACTAGTGCAGTAATCAGGAGCCCATGCCATTGGTCAGCCCTTAGACGTTCTGACCGGCTAGAACTACATAGGCGTTAGGGTCCTGAACAGTTCCGTCTGCTCTTTCCCAACCGATGTAAGCCAACTGCCCGTTACCTGCGTAAAGCTCCTTCAAAACGACAAGCTGGAAGCCCTTGACTCTTCGGATTACGTATGCCTGCTCAAAGTCACCAAAAGCAATGAACTTGCTCTGGTCACCAACATTCGGCATAGCGTTGTCAATAATCACATCAAATCCGAGAAGCTTGGTTCCGCCCGGCGCAGTTGCCATGCTGTCATTTGCATTCAAGTAAAGCGGACGGTCTGCCCCGTCAAGCTGAGACTGAAGCATCGCTAGGGTTGAGTCGTTCATAAGCCACTTAGCGTTCTGACGATAAGCAGGATCAATTGCGTGAGTCGTTGCAACTAGCTCAGCCCATGACGGACCAGAAGCATTAGAGGCAATTTCGTCATATGCAGTCTTCGGAGTAAGAAGACCTAGAGGCTCCCCTGTTCCATCACCAGTAAGCCAGTGCTCAGCCTGCTTGCGAGCAATTCGCATAGCAAAGAAGCGAGCGATTCGCTCTTCAAGGTTAATGAACGAATCCTGAGCAAGCTCCCAAGATACCTTCAATGGAAGGTCATTGGCACCAGAGGTTGTGTACTTGTAAGCACCAAGAGTTGCAGTGCCGAATACAAGGTCTGCTCCACCAGTGATAGGAGCGTTTTCAGGAGTGATTACACCCTTGTTTGCAGTGTCGTCAACAGTAACCCACTCAAGAGGATTTCCACTTGAAGTGGTGATGTTGTCAGCGTTAGGAGCAAAGCCACCAAACGCCAGCATCTTTTCTACAACCTTGTTTCGGAACTGATCCGGTACAAGGTATCCACCCTCTGAACCAACAAGCTCAGACTGGGCGCGATACTCAATGTCTTCAGACGTGCGGACATAGCTTTCAAATGCTCGCTGGTGAGCATCCTCTTCTTCAACCACTGCCTGACGTACAGGAGCGGTTGCCGGTGCAGTGTATGCATCAACACGAGAGCGGAACTGCTCCGTGCGGTTGATGTTTGCTAATCGTGCTTCAAGCTCGTCAACACTTCGGAATTCATCCTCAGTAAGCTCACGAGTTTCTGAAGCATCCCTAAGTGCCTGCAATGAGGCTAGGACTTCATCTCTTTCCATTACTTGCCTCCTTCAAGGCGTTTAGGTAGCTGGCAGCCCCCTCAAATACGTATTGAAATCTGCCAGGATCATCATTTGCTCTGCTGATAAGCAAATTACATACTGAACAAAGCAACCCTCTGACACATTCGCCGCATGAGGCTAATTGAGTCTCACAACAGCTATGGTCATGATCAACATGGGGTGAAACGTCCTCAGTAAACTGTTCAGAACAGATTGCACAAGCATTGCCTTGACTCAGCAACCACATTTCTAAGTCGATGTTGTAACGCTTGTTAGTCCGATTTGTCTTCCACTGAGGATTTTCGGCACGGTACTTCCGCCCATTGGCCAGTAGCGTTTCTTTATTACGCTCGTAGTAAGTGTTCATTTACGCACCAATTAGGCGGGCAATGTGTGCCCTGGTTAGTCGTGTCCTGCTTGAGATAAATGGAAGATCAAAATCTTCCATCCTAAGTTGCACTGCCGTTCCTTCATAAACGGGATTGGCAACCACACTTACTTCAAAGAGACGCTTAAAGCTCTTATGCGTACAAAGCTGTGCCCCGTCTCTACTCCTGGTCCAAATCTCTTGGCCAGGTTCGAAGCCAAAACTGCATCCAGTCAAATCCCCTCTTCGAACGGATTCCTTCACATCGTTACCTAGGGTGTTATTCGGTAGGTCCAGTTCAAACGCTAGACCGTAATCGTCAGACCTAAGTCTCAATGTGCCAGCAGACTTCCTGCCGAGGATCTTTGAGGGGTCATGGCCAAGGCGTGCAGTTTGGTCATCCCTCTTGAGGGTTTCATCAAAGGCACCCTTCTCAATTGCCTCATAGAAGCCCCTGAGCTTGGCTACCTGCCCATATACAGCCGCATAGCCACTGAGGGTGTTGCCCTCAAGCTCTGCTCTGACTTGACTGGTAAACGTTTCCATGAGTTAGCTCGTTGGTGGAACCAGCATTACAAATGCGGTTACTGGTGCTCCGTCGGTTGTGGTAGCAGCCGCAATGTTTACCTTGATGAAAGGCTTACTTGGAAGGTATGTAGCCTTTCGTACTGTGTTAGAAGCGTTGATTGCTGCTACTGAGCCAGAAACAGGAGTAAGAGCGGAATACTCTCCACCTGAAGTAGCTGCCTCGGTAACAGAAGCCGTGAAGGTTCCATCAACACGAGTGCCGATAGCAGCAATAAGCAATACCTTCCAGCCCGGATAAGCCGTAAGGTCTACCGCTGAGCTAAGGGTGTCTCCGTCGTCAGCAATGACAACAGGGCCGATCACCTTAGTGATAGCGAACCTTGTATCAACATCTGCCTTAACTAGGCTCATTCGTAACCTCCTGAGGTTTAGGAGCCAGCTTTGCTAGCTCTTCATCTGTTAGAGGCTTGCGGTTCATCATTGCCCTAGCCTCATTTACTGTAAGAATTCCTGCTTCAATCTCCAGCTTCATATTTGCACTTACCTCAGCAGGAGTTGGCTTAAATAGGCCACCATATTCAAACTCCACATATCTTGGCCTTGCGAGAAGCCTTGATAGAGCTTCCTCAACACGGATGGTCCACGGAGCCAAAGTAAACTTCTGCATAGCATTGAGAAGCTGTGCAATTCCTGCTCCCCATGTTGATGCTCCGTCTTCTGCCAATAGAACCTTCGGCACTCCATACAATCGTGCGATTTCACTTACAGAGAACTTTCTTGACTCTAGGAACTCAGCATCCTCAGCCGTCATGGAGAACGATGAGAAGGCCAGATCAGAACTAGAGACAAGGATTTCTCCTGCGTTCCTAGGCCCTCCGTGAGCCCTCTGAAGACGTTCTTTGATGGCTTCAGCCTGTTCCTTATTGAGAGGGGTCTTAGCTGTTACCAAGCCCCCGAGCTTCAGGCCGTTAGCCAGCATCCCCGCTGCAACGTCATTGCCAGCGATACCCGTGCCAATGGCATTGCGCGCTACAGCAATCGGAGAAAGCCCCCTAATGCCATCTAGGCTAAGGCCCATGATGTGGGTCATATCCCTAGTGGTGAAGACCCTTTGGCCTCCCTCCTGAAGCTGCACGGTAAATACCTTCTGGCCACCCTCTACCTTGAGAGTTACTGCCATAGGATGAATTGGCATAAGTGCCATGATTGATCCTGCATTGTTATAGATATGCTGAAGGTAAGCATTCCCATGCAACAATAAATGCAGCATTACTGTCTCGACCCATTGCGAGGGCAAAAGACCATCGGGGCCGCCCGGATCATCAATGACAGATGCAACACGCTCTCTAGAGTCATCAGGCAATCGCCTATATGTCTTCAGAGGCAGGGTGGCAATGGTGCCAGCAATAAGAGACACGGAGCGGAATACAGCAGTAAGGCCAAGGGAGCTTGACTCATTTACTGCAACTCCTGCGCTGTTATTCGTGCTGATTCCTAGGAACTCAGCAAACGCAGGGTCAGAGACGCTATAGCTGTCAGGCAGCGGTATAGATCGAGTCTCTATAGGGTCATTTCGGAAATATCGTAGTAAGTCCATCATTAGTTAATAGCCGCTCTCTTTATAAAATAAAGAACTCCCCTGCCCCTGGTTCTCTTAGTGACAAATCAAGGGCAAGAATCATTGCTATACAAGCGTCGATCTTTCCTCGGCTCTTCATCTTCTGAAGAGTGAAACCCCGTTCCTGAAACTTCGGCACTGCATTTAAAACGTGCTGAGTAAAGGCCCTATCTCCATCGTGAGATAGCTCGCCCTTCATGATGAGTTCATAGGCTGATCCACAAGCAGGAGTCATTCGCTCAGGTGACTGAGGAATCTCCTTCATAGGCAAGCCCTCATCGAGAAGCATTCCTGCTGGCACATCAAAGAAGCGGTTGTCATAGCTGATGCCCTGCACGTTGTATTTCTTATACATCTCACGGATGTAGTGCATAACGTCGGTAATATCTAGCTGCTTATCCTTCTCAGGAATCCAAATCCTTGCCTTTGCATGGAAACGCTCATCCGGCCGTCTTTGCACAAGTGCAACGGCCGTCGTGTCATGCTTTAGGGCAACGTCAACTCCCATCCATACTGGCTCACCAAGATCAAAATCATATGGATCAATCAGTCTGGTCCAGACGGAATAGCCATCGGTCCCTAACCAAGACTCAATGCCGTCAATCCACTGCCCTAATCTGAACAATCTGAAGCTGCCTTCAGGAGCAAGACCTAGGTCAGTTTCAATGGCTTCAGGAGCCAGGAAACCTTCAGCTAGAGCAGGATTAGCGATCCTCCATGCCTCTCTGTCCTCGATATGGCAGTCAGGGGGAGCAGCAAACTCCTTATAGGAGAAACCGGGGATAGTGGTTCCATCCATCCACTTTTCTCTGAGGTGCCAGAGCGCAGAAGTTGATCTGTCGATACCAGGAGTCCCAATGCCAACCACAAGAGAGCGAGGACGCTTTCCCGAGGCCATAACGAGCGATTGCCAAGAGTCAATAGGCTGGAACCCGATTTCGTCACACACAGCCAAAGAGGGATCAAGTCCCTGAAGCCCATCAACAGTGTTAGCAATAGGGAACATTTCTCCATAGGAGAACGGAACCTCAATGCGCTCACTGCCGTTAGCTGTCTTGTCAATGCATCGACTCTTAAGCTCAGGCTCTAGGTTGATAAAAGCTCTCGCTACTCCATAAACACCTGACGGCCTAGCTGCCTGTCGGACTGTGGTTGCCACAACAGGAATTTGAGGTGATCCAAACTCATCAGGATCAAAGAGAGCCCAGGTAGCAACACCAGCAAGCAGGGTTGACTTTCCGTTACCTCTCGAAATGCTCATAGCTGCCGAGGTAATCTCAGATGAGAGGACTTCTCTAATCCAGTCCTTTTGGAATTCAGCCAGAACAACCCTCTTCCTAGCTCCATGGCCCTTAGGCAAAGTCAAATAGGTTTCAATAAACCTGATTGCTCTTTCAGCACGGTCAGTTTCAGTCCATTTGACCCATGGGCCATCAGTAGTGAAACTGACCGTGCTGAAAGAGCAATCAGGTTTATTGAAACCTATTTGACTTTGC